CAGACGCTTCTATCTCAATCTACGAGAATGCCGCAGGGCGTCCCCAGTTCATCCTCGCATCCCCCGATGTTTGGAAGTCCTTGGTTTCACTCTTCGCTGTTGATGGACGACCCATTGTTGGAGGTTCAGCACCAGTAAACAACATTGGTGTTTCTAACCTTCCACAGATGACCGCCAACCTATTTGGTTTGGAGGTTGTGGTTGATCCCGCACTACCAGAAGGCACTTGCTACATCGCAAACAGCAACGCAATTACCACTTGGGAAAGCGGTGGTGCTCCTTACCGTTTGAGCGATGAGGACATTACAAACCTAACCAACCAGTTCAGCATCTACGGGTACATCGCCTTTGGCGTTATTTACCCAGAGATGATTGTAAAGGTTGAGTTCGCATAAGGGCTGACTGACGATGACTACACCAGAGCAACTACTTGACTTTGTAGGAGGCAACCAAAGCGACTTGGACTTTGTGGAGAAGTGTTTAGCACAGGCACAGATGCTTGTGAATGCTTACTGTATTCGTACACCAGAAGTCCCAGAAGAGATTTTGGATAATGCCTACCTACAAGTTGGTAGTGAACTCTTCCACAGGCGAAACGCTCCAAGCGGCATCGCCCAGTTTTCATCGTTAGACGGCACCTCACCCGTGCGTGTAGCGAAAGACCCTATGACGAGCGTTTATCCGCTTCTAAATCGTTGGGTGGTAAATGGTGTCTAACTTTTTGAGGGCAAGCAGAGAAGAGATAAAACTACAACTCAACTCTGTGTTGCTACAAAACAAACAAGACATTCAGGTTTATGAGTTTGTCCCAGAGCGACCAGCATTACCTTGCTTTGTGATTTCACCAAGCAGTCCGTATGTAAGTCAAGGAACTACTTTTTGCGACTTCACTACGAGGTTTGAGGTTTTGGTTCTCGCAGACAAACTCACTAACGAACGGGCAACCGACTTGTTAGACCAACTGATTACAGAGGCATTAGACGCTTTGGAAACTTGGTTTATTGACGAAGTAGAACAACCTTCTGCTTACGAGATAAACGGGGGAACTTTCCTCGGCACAAAGATACAACTAACAGCAGACAAAACTTTATGAGGAAGTGATTATCGTGGCGAGAACACGAATGAAGGGTAAGGGCATTACCTTTACCTACGACGGCACTAAATACGAGTGCGACCTTACTTCTGTTGTTTTGGAAAAGGCATCACCAAGCGGCAACACCGCTACTGATGGAACCCAAACATTTTGCGATGTAGGAACAAGTGCGGCAGATGGAGACGTATGGGTAATGAATATTACCGCCCTCCAAAGCACCGACTACACACCAGAGAAGGCACTACACGCCCTCGTCTGGGATCTCGCAAAGGTAGGTGGCGAACTTGCTTTCGTCTTTGCCCCACACGGCAACGACACACCTACCCAGAACCAACCACACTTCACAGGGTCCGTCCTTGTGAAGGAGGGTGCTTACCCCTCCGTTGGTGGCGACGCAGGCGAAGACGCTTGGACCTTTGACTACGAGTTTGAGGTCAAGGACGATGTTGTAAATCGCATCGGCGACAGCGACACACCTTTCGTAGCACCAGCAAAGAAGTAAGTAAAAATTAAATAAACCCTATTCCGCTGGGTGCCTCGTTCCATAGTCGGGGCACCCAGTAGGAAGGGGAACTAACTGGAATAGGAGCAAAACAAATGAACGTAGAAGACCTAACACTTGGAGAAGTAGAGGAAGTAGAGAACTACGCAGGACTACCTCTCGCTTCATTAGCAGACGACAACGCACCAAAAGGAAAGTTGATGGTCGCTCTGGCTTGGATTATGAAGCGTAAGAACGATCCATCCTTCACTATCCATCAGGCAAAGCAACTAACGAGTAAAGAACTTAACGACCTTTTGGGTGCTGACGACCCAAAAGCGAAATAAAAGACGAAGGAGCAGAGTTTATGGCGAGTTTTTGTTTAGCAACAAGAATGTCTCCCACAGAGTATCGGCAACTTACTTTGAGGGAACGCAACGCTTTCATAGATAAACTCACAGAGGACGATGCCTAACTATCAAAAAAACGGAATACAGATAAAAGGACTACGCAAAGTAGTAAGACAGATAGAGAAGTTAGGCGTAGAAGCAGAAGACCTCAAAGGTGCGTTTAACCGCATCGGTACTCGTGCCCTTTCCACAGCAAACGCAGGCACCCCTGTTTCCTCTGGTGCTCTCAAAGCATCCAACAGACAGAGCAAGCGTAAAAACTCTGTTTATCTTTATTCGGGTAAAGCAAAAACTTATTACGCAAGGTTCGTCCATTACGGCACTACCAAGATGGAAGCACGCCCTTACCTTTACAACGCTGTTGAGAAAGACGGCGAGTGGGCGGTAAGGCAGTTGGAGAACGAAATGGACCGACTAATAACTAAACTGGGACTGAATGATTGATGGCGAAGAATGCGGTAGTAGTCAAGTTTCTTGCTGATATTGACGGACTGAAAAAGGGCGTTGATGGGATCAACGGGAAACTCAACGGAATGGGTAAAGCACTCAAAGCGTTTGGACTTACCCTTGCCGCTTCCTTTGGTGTAAAAGAAATAACTAACTTTGCGAAGGCGGCAGTTGGGGCGGCAAGCGACTTGGAAGAAAGTTTATCCAAAGTAAATGCTGTCTTTAAGCAAAACAGCGATGCCGTGAAGTTGTGGAGTGAAAACAGCGTTCAGGGTTTTGGTTTGTCCCAGCAAGCGGCATTAGAAGCGGCAGGCACCTTTGGAAACCTCTTTACTGCCTTTGGTGTTGCTACTGATGATGCGGCAAAAATGTCCCAAGCACTCACCGAACTTGCCGCTGATCTTGCCTCCTTTAACAACACATCCATAGACCAAGCAATCACAGCGTTGCGTAGCGGTTTGTCTGGTGAGACGGAACCCCTCAAACGCTTTGGTGTCGCACTCAACCAAGCGGCAATAGAGGCAGAGGCACTTGCTCTTGGTCTAACAAGTAGCGGTGAAGAACTAACACAGGCGGCAAAGACACAGGCGATCTACTCCATCGTTATGAAGCAAACCGCCAACGCACAAGGCGACTTCCTACGCACCCAAGATGGTTTAGCAAACAGCACACGCACCCTGAATGCCGCCTTTGAGGATGCGAAGGCAACCATCGGTAAGGGACTACTTGACGCAATCTTGGATGTGGGCGACGCTCTGGGCGGTCCAAACGGAATGGCGACAGCAATAGACGATGCCGCTACTTCTGTGGGCGACTTTGTTATTGGTTTGGGTTTGGGCATTGATGAGTTGGTGGAGTTTAACGACAACATCAAAGACGCAACCGAAAATGTTATTAGTTTGGGTAAAGTTTGGCGGTTTGGTCTCGCCATCGGCACAGCAGGTTTGAGTGAAAGCGTCATCTTTGCGTCAAAGAAAATAACAGAACAAGGTGAAGCGGCAAGAAAGTCGGAAGAAGAAATCGCAAGTTGGGATAAGGCAAGTCGCATAGCGGCAAACAATATGCGAGGCAAGTTCGTCCCAGACACACTCAAAGCGGCAGAAGCGGCAAAGGTGTTGGAAGACCAAGCACTCCAAACTGCCTCCGCTATTAGAGCGATGACTGGGGCAGGAAGCACACCTGAAAACAGCAGAGCAGTCAGGCAGATGGATAGTTTCGGCAGAACTATTGATAAACAAAGTATCTACTGGAAGAACGCAAAAGAAGACAACGCTGACTATTGGGACAGCATCTCCACAGGTGCGTCTTCTGCTGGTGGAAGTGTCGGCAAGGTAAGCGATGATGTAAAAGAAGGCGTAAAGAATGTAAAGCGTTTCTCCGCAGAGTTAGGCGACTTTACTTTGAGTGTCGCACAGAAGGCGGCAAAGGGTAAGAAGATTTCCGCAGACGCAATAAAGGCGATGACGGAAGCAGGACAAGAGGCAATCCAAGGACTACTTGATGACCTATCAAAGGCAGAAGCACAACTCGTAGAGACACAAAAGTTTATCGCACAACAAACAGCAAGTTTCTTGGGACCAACAAGCGTCAAGGCAGTTCAGCAACAATATGCGGCGGCAAAGAGCGAGGCAGAACAACTTGCTCGTGCCTACGACAGAGCAAAGAAGTCAAGGGAAGACGCTGAAAGTAGCGGTGCGGCGGCAGAAAGAATAAAGGCACTACGAGACGCAGAAAACGAAGCAAAGAAAGCGGCAGATGAAGCAGGAGCGAATGCCGCAAAAGGTTTCGCAGGTTTTTGGAGAGACGCACAAGCGTCTGTTGAGGCGTACAGGGGCGAGTTAGACAAGTTGCGTAAGTCCTTTGAGGAAGGCGGCATTACAGAAGCAGAGGCACAAATCTTCCAAGATGTTTTCTCTCTGCCCCCAGACACAGGCACACAACTCATCAACGACTTGCTTACAGAAAGCGGCAAGGCACTAACCGACAACCAACAAACGATTATCAACGACACAAACGCTTGGATGACGACTATTACCGACACCTTTGCGGGTAAGAATGGTTTTCCTGCTGTTGGTTTCACAGCGGCAGTTGGAATGGTAGAAGACCTAAACAAAGAACTACGAAGCGAAAAGACAAAGAAAAAGGTTAGAAAAGCAGTAAGGGCGGCAGTTCCCAAGAGCGTAAAGGTAAGGGTCCAATGGGAATACGACGCTTTCACTCCACCAGTTCCAGGTGTAGTTAGTGCTTCCTCTCGCTCTCGCACCATCCAAGAAATCCAGAACTACGAGCGTCTAAACGGAACAAAGTGGAGGGACAGAGTGCGATGATCCCTTGCTATTCCTTGTTTTTAGAAGTAGAAGTACCTGACCCTTCACTCAACTACTTCATCATTTCCCAACACGAGACAGAAAACACAGAGAAACTCCTTGCTCCACCACCCTTGGGTGTGCCTACACGCACAAGGGCAACCTCAAATGTCGTCCAAATAACAGAAGAAAGCGGCAGAAACTCTTGGGGCGAACCTTACGGAGGACTACACGATGAGTTTGACCCAGACCAAGGGGCAAACCTCAACGGCATAGAAATAAGAAAGCACCTTTACAGCGGTAATGAAATCAACACAGACGGCACCTTTGGTCTAACCATCGTCAATAAGACAAGCGACCCAGCAGAGCAAAACATTACTTTGCTTATTGAGTGGGGCGACGGCGAAGGTGGAGGGGGCATCGGTCCTGTTTCCTTTGAGGAAGTTTCATTAGACCCCGTGCCTTACGGGGATGTGCGACAGGTCATTTTCTCTAACCCACAACAACCAAACTTACAAATAAGTGTCTTCACCACTACCTACAACCCAGAGCAACTTACTTGGAATAACGCTGGTGTTGTGTGCGAACCAAGCGGTCTCAACACTTTTGTTTTGAGTGCCTCTTGCCTTGATGGTGATGTTGATTTGTTGGAAGGGTGGGGTGCGGCACGACCCGACTACAAGTGGGTTGATGTTATTACCGACACCACAGACATAAACATCGCTCGTGGGTTTGATATGAAGCAAGGTGTTGTAGGCACTCCCATTGCTGGTGTGATGGAAGCAACCATCGTTGATCCCTACTTGGAAGGCATCGAAACCTCAAAGGTGGCGGTAGGGCAGAGAGTACGACTACGAGCAGGCAGAGAGATAGTGTTTAGTGGAGTAGCAAACAGCGTAAGAAGTGAGTACGACGCTGTGAATACACCCATCCTACGCATCGAAGCGGTAGATGCTCTTGGTCTTCTCAACGCACAGATGGTTAGTGAGCGACCACAGGAGAACTACAACACACGCATCGCAGAGGCGGCATCCAAAGTAGAACTACCTATCGTCCAACAGGACAGCACAACAGAACTAAACCCCACAGAAGACCCTATGAGTGCCTTGGAGTTGTTAGTTGAGACACAAGACAGCGAGGGAAGTGTTGTTTGGTTAGACCGCTACGGCACTCTCTACTCCACAAACCGCTACTGGTTAGACACACTTGATCTTCCTGTTTTGAGAAACTCTCGCTTTGGGGAACCACCACGCTTTACCTTCACCAACAACCCAGGAAACCCTGACTACGAAATAGGCATTGGGGCACTTACCCAGGACGTTTGTATGTCTTCCTACAAGCAGGTAAGCGACACCTCACAAGTCATCAACGGCATTACCTTCTACAACTTTGTAGAGGAAGACGATGTTGATTTTGAGGGACTACCCGTCAAAACAATAGTTAGAGACACTTACACCTTTGAGAGTGCGAACTCCCGTCGCCTTTACGGAGACGCTGGTGT